TTCTTGTGAAGCAAGTATAGAAAATGTTGAGAGTATCATATATACAATGGAAAATGAGTAAACCAACAGAAGGATGGGCAGGTCAATATGCTGCATTTAATGATGCACTTAAATATATGGTCAAGCGTGCAAATGGTGAGGAGAAATCTATTTACACCCCATGGCCTAAATTTAATGACGCCACTACTGATGGTTTAGAATGGAACACTCTTACTGTAATCGGTGGAAGACCTGGTTCAGGTAAAACATTGATTAAAGATCAGATTATAAGAGAATCTTTTGAATTAAATCCTGAAGATGATTTTAGAGTCTTAGAGTTTCAGTTTGAGATGGTTGGTAGAACCTCAGCATTGCGTGAGTTTAGTTCTATAACTGGTAAGACATATAAAGAATTATGTAGTGCTGGTAGTGTATTGACAACAGATGTATTAAACAAGTGTCATCAGTATGCTAAAGAACGTGTAAAATATCCTGTTGATATAGTCTCAAGACCTATGACTGTTAATCAAATGAGAGAACAGATTGATATGTATATGAATATACATAAAGGTAAAAAGACTATAATCACACTGGATCACACTATGCTTGTTAAGAGAGCACCATATCAAAATAGTAGTTTAGATATGCTATTTGAATTAGGTGAGTTCTTTACACAGACAAAACGTGAGTATCCATGTTTGTTTATTGCTTTATCACAGCTTAATAGAAACATTGATAACCCAGAACGTGCTCAGCAAGGTAAGTATGGTAANTATATTCTTGAATCAGATTTNTTTGGTTCAGATGCTATGCTTCAACATGCTGATACTTTAATAGGTATTAANAGACCNGCTAAACAGAANATTAGATTGTATGGACCAGACAGGTATATTATAGAAGATGATAGAACATTAGTACTACACTTCTTAAAAGCCCGTAATGGTGATACAAGAATGAGTTTCTTTAAAGCAATGTTTGAAAAAATGGAAATAGCTGAAATGCCAACACCAGCACAAGAAGCATTAAGAATGTAAAATTGAAAATTTAATAAGGAATGAAAAAATGACTCCAGAACAAAGAAAACAAAAAGTAAAAGAACTAAGAGAACAGCATGAAAACTATTTCAATATGAATGAGTTATCAAATGCTGCTTATATTCCCAAAATGGCTTATAGACCATCAGGAAAGGATGAACTATATGTTAGTTTTTTTCCAAGTGAGCTGGAAAGAAACAAAGATATTTACACAGAATTTGTAAGTATTAATTATGACTCAGAAGATCCTAAGAGAACTTTATATTTACATAAATATAATCCTCATTGGAAAGAAGAATATGAGTTAGTAGAAAGCAATAATGGTTTTCAAAGACATTTAATTCCTGTTTCTGAACTTAAAGTTGTAAGTGATGTAGTTTCTAAACAAGGAAAAAATACTATCTTTGAAAACTTACTGGAACAAATGGAAGATCTTCCAAATCCAGATGAAGCAGTACCAATGAATGGTATTGTTAAAGCACTAAATAGAATTGCAGATAGTTTAAGTAAAATAGAAAAAAAAATAAATAGTTAAGTATGGCACAAAGTGTTTTAGTAATTGCTGAGTCAGGCTCAGGTAAATCAACCTCAATTAGGAATTTAGATCCTAAAGAAACAGTTATTATAAATATTGCTAATAAACCCTTACCTTTTAAAGGGTGGAAAAGTAAATATACTCCTTTGGATAAATCAAATCCAGATGGTAATTTGATCAGTGTATCAAGCGGCCCAGGAGTTTATAAAGCTATGCAGCATGTAAGTGATAAAATGCCNCACATCAAAAACTTAGTAATTGATGACTGGCAATACATGTCAAGNTTTGAGTACTTTGATAAAGCTAATGAAAAAGGCTATGATAAGTTTACTCAGATTGCTGCAAATCTTGCTCAAGTTGCAAAGCTTCCTAAAGACTTGAGAGAAGATCTTTATGTATTCTTCTTNACNCACGCTGAAGAATCAACGGATATCAATGGTAACCGTAAAGTAAAAGCAAAAACTGTGGGTAAAATGATTGACAATGCACTTACACTAGAGGGTTTATTCTCTATTGTATTGTTTGGCAAAGTCCGTAAAGAAGATGATGGTAGTTTACACTATGGTTTTGAAACACAAAACAATGGAGAAAATACCTGTAAATCACCAATGGATATGTTTGAAGATGATTTTGTTCCAAATGATCTTCAGTATGTCAGAGAGGCTATTACAGCCTATGAAAATTAATAATCAAAGTTAAATTTAAAATCAAAAGAGAAATGTTAAGTACAAAAGACATGTCAGCCGGTAGCGGCAAAGTAAAACCAGTAATTGATGCAGGTAACCAAGAATTAAAAATTAATTCTATTGTTTTAAACGCTCCACCTTATGATAGCTCTGCATATGATCTACAAATCAATGTAGAAAGTAGACCAGTAAAAGGAGAGTTTGAAGGTTTCTTACATGATATGAATAATCCAAGTGGACCAAGATATCAAGGTCAAGTTGGTAGAGTATCATTTCAACGTTATGCATTTGCTGATGCAACATTACCAAGCGGTAGAGAAATCAATCGTGATGCTGAAATTATGAAAGCTTTAATCTTTTTAGCTGAACAACAAGGTAAACGTGGAGAACTTGATTCAATTCAAGCACAAACAATTGAACAATTTGTTTCATCTGCAAACACTATTTTAAGTGGTGATACTTATTACAATTTCTGTATTGCAGGACGTGAGTGGGAAAACAAAGAAGGTTACATCAACCTACAGTTATTCTTACCAAAGCGTAGCAGAAATGGAGTTACTGTTGAAAGATTAGATGTAGATAACTCTAACTTAGTTGAGTTTAATAGATCTGAGCATATTGTTCCATTAAAGAATAAGTCTACTAACACGGCTTCTACTACAAGTTCATTTGAACCAGTAGCTGGAACAGTGTCTGGTGATGATTTTGATCTTTAATCTTTAAAATAATAGGAGGGGTGGTTTAGGCTACCCCTTTTTTTTTATAATATGTTTAGTACTAAAAATTTATTAATAAATATAAAAGACATACCAAGTTATTGGGTATTTCAATACTATTTAAATATTCCTGAAAAATTAATAGGTCAAAATATTAAAATAACATCTATATTTAATCCTGGAGAAAGAACTCCAAGTTTTGCTATTTATGTTGATACTAGAACAAGACAGTATAAATTTAAAGATTTTTCTACTGGTATTTCAGGTAATAAAACAGATTTAATTCAAAAAATATTTAATTTAAATTATACTCAAGCTGTTAACAAAATTATTCAAGAATACAATGAATATGTTAAAAGTGGAAATGTTGAATTAATTACTCTTCAAGCAAATGCTAAATGGAAATTTGAAGGTGCTTGTATAAAAGAATGGGATAGTATTGATGCTGACTATTGGTTATCATTTAGAATTGGTTCTAAAATTTTAAATGAATATAATGTAAAACCCATTGAATATTTTACTATGGTAAAGGAACAGGATGATAAAGTAGAAGTTGCAAAGTTTAGAAAACCTATGACATATGGTTACTTTAATAAAGACGGAGATCTTATAAAGTTATATCAACCAAAAGACCCTAAACACAAGTTTTATAATATTAATCCGTATCTGCAAGGTTATGATCAACTTAAATATAATCAACCCTACTTAGTAATATGTTCATCTTTAAAAGATGCAATGTGTTTAAAAGGTATGGGTTATAATATAGAAGTGATTGCACCTAATAGTGAAAACACGTTAATCAAACCTTATCTAATTGATAATCTAAAGAAAAAATACAAAAAGGTAATCACATTATTTGATAATGATGAGGCGGGTTCAAAAGCAATTAAAGCATATGCAAAAGCCTATAATATTCAAGGATGTGCCTTAACTATATGCAAGGATATATCAGACGCTATGAAGTTACATGGTTTTGATAAGGTTCATGCAATGCTAAAGCCATTATTAAAAGAAACATTAAATAAATAAATATGATAGAAGCAATAGGTTGGCTAACAATAGCCGTAGTAGTAATGATAGTTGGAAAGTTTATAGCTAAAAAGTTATGGCCAGAAGACTGGGATAATGATCCATTTTAATAAAAAAATAATTTAAAATAGTATGGCAAATAAAAAATGGTTTATACCCGGCAATGTACCAAGCTCAAAAAATGGGCGTAGATGGACAGGTAAGTATTTTATAGCAAGTAAAACTGTTATGAACTACCGTAAAAATACAAAAGAGTATTTTCAGAAATATGCTCCTGAGTTCCAAGAAGAACTTAAGAAGTATAAACTTCCTGTTAAAATTGGTTTTACATTTGTTAGAGGTACACGTCATAAGTTTGATTATATAAATCCTGCACAAACAGTGCAAGATGATATGACATCATATGACTGGATAGAAGATGATAATGCAGATAATATACTACCAGTATTTTATAATTATACATATGATAAAGAAAATCCAGGTGTGTATATAGAGATTTTAGAAGATAATGAATTAAAAAAAACAAAGGAAAACAATGGAGAATAAAAATGAAGAAAAAAATAAAGAAAATCTAAAAAGAGCTCTAACTTTAATGAATTGCAAACACTTAGGTGTAGTTGAAATTACAATTGAGTTTTCAGGAAGTGGTGATTCTGGAGATATTGATGAGATATACTTCAGAACTGAAAAAGATAGTTATGAATATATTGATATGCCTAATAAAAAAGCAGAAGAAATAATCAGAGATTTTGCTTGGGATATTATTGCTTCTAAGGTTGATACAGTTGGAGACTGGGTTAATAATGAAGGTGGTTATGGTCACATCACAATTGATGTAGAAAATAATACATTTAACTTAAATTATTCTCAGAATATAACTGAAGACTATGACTGGTCTGATGAAATGCTGTTTATATAATGGCTCATCCATCATTACATGCTAAGAGTTCTGTGAGAAAATGGGGTGGTAAAGTTGAAGATTATGTGCACATTCATGATTGGTTTGATGAAACTAAATCATGGGTGGGTCATAGTATTCATAGAATGTTCCGCCATCATTCAGAAGGAATTTTTGAAGCAGAAAGATTATTTGGAAATAGTTTTACTAACTCGGATGGTAAAACAGTATACACAAGATATGTTGGAGAACAACATGTAAAAGAAGATTGTAATAATTATATACCTTCTGCAAAAGAATGGTTGACTCACATAAATCGTGAAAAAAAACCACATTGGATGTCTAAAACTTTAAAAATAGAAGATTAAATGAATAGTTTAAACATAAAAGATTATAAATCTTTAAATGAAATATTGTCTTCATCAGTAAAAGAAGATGTAAACATAGGATTGGAAAATTTAAAAAATTTAAATCTAGATCCTATTTATATATTGTTTTTTGCTAAGGATTCTAATAAATCTACAAGAGAAAAAATAATTGAATCACACAGTGATATATTTAGTAATGATGGGTTTGATATTTTTAAACAGGAAATATCATCAATGTATAGATCAAATACAAGCATAACAAATTTAAGTTGGCAGAATTTCTATAACTTTATCATTCAGTACCGTAAAGATGATGATGATGTTAAAACATTATTTGAATACTTATTTGACAAGGAGATAAAAGGAACAATAGAAGAGGTAACTGATTATAAATTTAATTATGATATAAACATGAAGTTAAAATGGTAAAAACAGCAGATCAACTTGCAAAAGCAAGTAAAACATTAATACTTGAAGAGCCCTTTTACGGGCTCTTTTTAGTTGGTCTTAATAAGACTTTTAGAAAAGACATACCAACCGCTGGTGTAAGCAAGCATGGTATAGGTGTACAGTTGGCAGTTAATCCTGATTTCTTTGATAACCTGAGTTTAGAGCACAGAGTTGGATTAGTTAAGCATGAGATATTGCATATAAGCTTTGGTCACTTAATAATGCGTGATATATACAGTGACAAAAAGTTATTTAATATTGCTGCAGATTTAGAGATAAACCAATACATAGATTCAAGTTACTTACCTGAAGGTGGCATTACAATGGATTCATTTCCAGAACTAAAACTACCAGTAAAAGCGGGTACTAAAGTCTATTATGATTTACTGTCAGAAGCTAAAGATGATGGGACATCTCCATCTCTTGACTCTATGCTTAATGATACTGAAGGAGATAGTCCTTATGATGCTCACGCTACATGGGATGAATTTGATGAACTTTCTGAAGCTGATAAAAAGCTTATAGAAAAACAAATAGAGCATCAACTTAAAGAAGTTGCAGAACAAACTGAGAAAAGACAAGGTACTATTCCTGGAGAATTAGGTGAGATAATATCTAGGTTGCGTCATGTTGAACCAGCAAAGTTTGATTGGAAAGCTTATTTAAGACGTTTTGTAGGTAATTCTTCTGTTGTATATACAAAGAAGCTAAGAAGAAAGTATAATAAGCGTTATATAGCAAATCCCGGTCTTAAAATTAAGTTTAAGAATCATATTCTTGTTGGTGTTGACACTTCTGGTTCTGTATCAAGCAGTGAACTGGTAGAATTTATGAATGAAATAAATCACATGCATAAAACCGGTCATAAAATTACAGTAGCACAGTGTGATACAAGATTAAATTCTGTAGAAGACTTTAATCCAAAAAAAGATTGGAACATTAAAGGTAGAGGAGGTACATCTTTTCAACCTGTTGTAGATCACTACAATGAGTACGGGCGTTATACAGCCCTTATATATTTAACAGATGGTGAAGCATATAATCCAGACAACTGCCCTAAAAATACTCTTTGGGTATTAAGCAGCAGGTCTCATATGAATAACGATTTACCAGGAAAAGTAATAAAATTAAATTAATAAAAAACAATTATGGCACAAGTAAATTTAAACATTGATGAAGTAAAAGATTTTGTAAATCACATCATCACAAACAATCGTAAGATACAAGCAGAAGGTAAAAATCCAGTAGCAATTGAAGTTGTTGGTGAATCAGGTATCGGTAAAACATCTACTATTATAGAATTAGCAAAAGAAAATAATTTAAACTTTGTTAAGTTAAACTTAGCTCAGATAGAAGAGCTTGGTGACTTAGTTGGTTTCCCTGTACGTCAATTTCAGATGTATACAGAAAAAACAGTTAAGAAAGTAAATGATTTAAACTATACAGCAAAAGCAGGTGCTGATCTTGCAAAACTAGGAGGCACAGTGACTAAGAAAGTTGGTCAATGGGTTGATGAGTTAGCAGTTGATGCATATCTAAAGAACGGATATAAAATGACTGGTAAAAACAGAATGTCTTATGCAGCACCAGAATGGATTGCTGATGTAAAAGAAGGTGGTATTTTATTATTGGATGACTGGAACCGTGCTGATGTGAGATTTATTCAGGCAGTTATGGAATTAATTGATCGTCAGACTTATATTTCATGGTCTCTTCCAAAAGATTGGCATATTATATTGACAGCAAACCCGGATAACGGTGATTATATGGT